TGCTGTCAAGGCCGCCCCAGTCTTTTTCTTCTTGAGTAAGTTCAAGAGCCGCAGTGCTGCGAAGGTGCTCAGGAACATCTTCGTCATCTACCAAAGGTGATCCGTGCTTGGTTGCTTGAAGCTGACGCAGCATGGGCAGGATGATATAAGCAAGAGTGTCATCCATACTCCAAGTATCCCATGGATCAATACGAACTAAGATCTTGCGATCTTTCTTGCTGTGTACCCAAGTAAGAAAACGATTCAACCAAGTAGGCTTGCGATCGTCATCAATGAAGCTGTATACTTCGCCTACACCAGGTTCAGGCTCTACGCTGCCATAAGCAAGCAGTTCTCCAAACTTGTGTACCCAATCAGGCTTACTGAGAATGCCATATTCACCAGGCTGTTTCTTGACCCAGAAACACAGCATTTCGGCCAATTGATATGGTCCGATCCTGTTCTTGTAAGGTCCAATTTTCACTTTCATTTTTTACTCCTAGCCGCAGCTTGTTTTGCTTTAAACAGTTTAACATCGTTTACAGCACTTGTCAACGCCGCAGCATAATTCAATGCCTGCTGTTCTTTTAGAATAGTACTGGCTTCGTATTCTACATAGCCACGAGTTAACAGACTCCAAATATCACGCCAACGACGGCGTCCCCAAAACCGTGTCTTCACAGTGGTATAGATGGTAACAGTTACACTATGGTCGTCTGCTTCTATGTCAACCGTATGAGCGTGATCAGGATCAGTACAGTCACAAGGTACTTGATACCAAACGCTTTCGCCCCAATCATTTAGTTTGAGTATACCTTCTGCTGGTTTTTCAGGCTTCATCATTGTTCTCCTCGTATACTACTATTTGCGCACTCTGCCCCCAAATAGCCGCTGCTTCTTGTGCTGCTTCGTGGGTGTCGTGTAGTACAGGTTCTACTTCATACATAGCACCTGTCGGGCGAGTTACATAGATATAATCGTCGCTTCCAAAAGGTACCATTACAGCATATTTCATTAACTTAGTCCTGCGATCAGTTTGTAATTATCCCAAGCTTTCTTAGCTGCTGGGTTTGAATCAACAACATCATCACTCAGCACTACATCATACCAATAGTGGTCTAACCTTTGAGGGTGAGCACCATACTGTCGTGGCTGGTGTAGTTTTCCCTGCTTTTTAAGATAAACACAGATGTTGCGCACTGTCTGTTCATCCGCAGCAGGAATGCTGCTCCACTCAGGAGCACTGTGTAAACTACCAGCACCGGCGCCGCCAGCATACCCTTTCCAAATTGACCCCCATTGTGCGTCGTTTTCTGGATCAAAATCTGTACGGGCAACAATCACCAACACATCGTTGATACCAACTGTACCTTCGTAAATGTCTCTAACACAACGAGACAGCGAGCTTCCTACTTTCATTATATCCTCTTTTGATTATATGTTTCTTAAACTATAACATAGACTAACGTTATGTCAACCGATAAATACCATATGGAGGTATAACATGGAAAAATGTACTAAATGCGGACACGATTGCCACTGCGATAAGGGCGTATGTGAACAATGCCACAATGATGTGTGTAGCGATTGTGAACACAACGATGAATTAGATCATGCTCCTACGGATACCCAGGGCTAATCTAGCAGGGTACAGTTCGATACTCACACTGTTGTTTTGATTGCCGCCCAGAATCTGATAGTAGTCTACACTGTCTATGGTCACTGTGCTGATGTAAAACCCAACGTGTCCCTGCCAACCCTGGTTGCCTCTTGGAAAAATCACAAGGTCACCGGCCAACGGAGCGTCTACTGATTTGCCCCAATTTAAAAAGCTTCTGGCCAGCAGTGGATGCTGGCTTACGCTTTCTGACCCAGCAATACCGCTATCGTTGAGAACAGCATTGATAAACGCTGCGCACCATTCTGTTCTTACAGGATCTACTCCGATAAATTCTCTCAGTTCTGCTCTGTGATCTTGTTCGGTATAGTCTACGTATTGTACCGCAGTTATCAGCTTGGTTTCTGTTACAGTAGGTATTCTATCAACAGTCTCAGGTATAACGTCTCCGAGAGATATAGCACATCCACTCAGAAGTACTGCTGATAGAATTATAATTTTTTTCATTGCCCTTGCCCTCACATGTATTTATTTTGATAAATATTATTATAAAGTTAGAGGGCACACTTTATGGATTTTTTAACACTAGTTGGCGAAGTAGGTTTTCCCATTGCTGGAGCGTTAGCAGCCGGCGTGTTTGTTTTCATTACGCTGAAGTTTATACTTGCCAGTGTTACTGATTCAGTTCACACACTTAAAAACATCATGGGATCACTGGACAATCGTGTACAGACCATGAACAACGATCTAGTCAAGATAGACGCACTGCTGAGTTATGTACTACATATCAAACCCAATGTAGAACGTATAGCTGCCAATGAGGGCAAAGATGATGCTCGTAGAGATTAACTATGGAATTTGATATAGCAACTGCAATTAAAGATTTTGGTTTCCCAGTTGTGGCAGCAATGGGTCTCGGATATTTCATATATTATATATGGAAATGGGTAACTGAAACTATCGATCCCATACTGGGCGAAACACAGTTTACGCTGATCAAACTGGTGGATCGTGTTAGAATGTTAGACAACGATCTTATACGTCTCAACATGAAACTCAGCATGGTGCTGGAATATAGAGGCATGTTGGAACAGTCTGGTATGCCTAAAAAAGACATAGAAGAACTGGACGATATCATAAACAAATATCAATCAAAGAGTGCTGTGTTCAACAGTACTGGTAAAGCAGCGCCTAAGCCTGCAGAACCAAAAAAAAACTAACAGTACCTAAATTAAAATTTGCTTGGTTCCAAAGCACACGAAATTTATTGATTAGTTTTTTGTTGTTGCTGATACTTAACGTTACAGTCTTTGTATTTTTCTATTAAAATATCAGCCACAGTGTCACTACACACAGTTTCATAATGAGTGTGTGGAACTTCAACATGCGCCATGTCCGATCTGCTTTTCATACTTTCAATAGTAACAACACCATCGTTGGGCCCACCGTGATATGGTACTTGACCAGTTGTGCTTACAACCTGTGTCCAAGGCACTGTTAATTTTATTTCCTGTGCTAGGCGTATAGGATCTGCGTTGCGTCCAATATCTCTAAACAGCGGATAGTTTGGCACAATATATTTGGCCCAATCTGCTGTGCTGCTGCCAGCGAACGGTGTGCTGATGCTTACGCCGCCTAGTACTCTAATGTACTTGGTAAGGTGCAGAGCATACAGCCCGCCTAGACTGTGTCCTATAACAAAGTGTGGACCACGCCCTTGCACTTCTTCAGTGATCATATCTAAATTATCACTGAAGCGATTCATACTGCTGTAGTTTACAAATATTTCTTTTGAAAAGTTTGTTTGACTTCTAAGATATTTAAAACTTAAATCAGTTTGATTGGCACCGTGTATCCAGATAACATTAACATTATCTGTTTCTTGTCCGTTGTACTCTGTGTCTTTGTTGAATATATTTTTAAAATAATTTATCATTTGCTTGTGGCCACAAATACGCCTGACCAGTTGTCTGGCAGGTCTTGTGTGTTCATATACTCACAACGTTCTATCCACATATCATAATATAGATCCATCTTACCTTCAAACTGTCCTTTTAATCTACGACATTCTTCTACAGCTTCAAGAAAACGTTTCTGTCTGTACAAGCCGTGCATAACAGCATGTCGTTTCCTGCTGCTATTATAATGATTTTTAACATTGTCCAGCACTGTGTATATGCCCAGTCCAACACTCTTGCCTTTGACCTGTAGATCATCTATTTTGAGGAAGAACCAGTCTTGTGAGCATTGCTTGACTGTTGCTTCTCCGATCAGCAACAAGCATCCGTACTCTTTACATTTTGATTCGACTCTGGCTGCGGTGCTGACTGCGTCTCCCAGCACGTCGTAGCTGTGTCTTTTGGTTGATCCCATTTCCCCCAAATAGCCCAATCCAGTATTAATTCCAGCGCCCATCCCGACTGGCGGTCTTCCTTGAGGTATGATAACCGTTTCATTAAATCTCTCCACAGCTCGTAGCATTTTTAGCCCTGTTGCTACGGCTGTGTCAGGGTGGTTTGCATCGTCTATAGGTGCGTTGTGAATGTGCATACTAGCATCGCCAATATACTTGATAATCATACCATCAGCATCAAGCACAGGCTCTGTGATAGCATCCATATAGCCATTCATTATTTTAGTAAGTCCTTGTACGTCATCACCAAAGCTTTCACCCAATGGTGTAAATCCACGCAGGTCTGAGAATACAATGCTGACTTCTCTCTTGGTACCTTTTTTAATAAGATCTGGATTGGTCTGTAACAGTTTAACCACAGTTGGGCTTGCGTATCCTTCAAACTGTTTCTTAATTGCCTGCTTCTGCAAGAATTCATCTACAAACTTGATCACATATCTAATCACACCTACCAACAGTAGAAATGCTGCTGGAGTGAATCCGTCTACCAACCAGTTGTATTCTGTAAACACCCATATGCTGTAACCAATACTCCCGCCCACGGACAACACAAAGAAGGCTATGCCCACGTATGTCCAACGAGCGAGAGCGATTAACAATATGCCAGCGAATATAAACGCTGCCAGTTCAGCACTGCTTGCCCACGCAGGGCGCTGTATGTTGGTCTCATTAAACACTGTGCCCAGCATAGCCGCTTGTAGTTCATGTGGGTACACGCCGCCTGCTGCTGTTGCTATAGGCTGGCTTAGTCCTGCTGCTGTGGGTGTAACAAACACAATACCGCCAGCAAAGTCTGTGGGTAAATCCGCAGCACTTACACTGATGCTTTTCTGACTCCAGTCAATCCATACACGGCCCAGTTCATCTGTGGGTATAACACCAAACTGTGGAATACGCAGTCTGTCAACACCCAGTGGGCTCAGTTTGATTTGAAAGCTAGGGTCGCCTGCCAATACTCTCAGCACTTCCATAGTCACGTTTGGATACAGTGTGTCTCCGCTGTAGAACACAAGCGGCACACGACGAGTAACACCATCTATTTCAGGAAAGGTGTTAACTATTCCACTGCCCACTGCATTTTGTTCAACCCAAGGCACGTTGGCTATAATACCAGGAACCTCTGGTATCAAATACATATAGTCGCTGTTGATAATACTAGCACCAGGATTGATGGGTTCATTTCTGCCCTGCTCTGCGCCCAGCATGTTGACTATAACGGGATATTGCTGCATAGCTTGTGCCAGTATTTCATCTTCGCCGGCTCTGTCAGACTCTGCCATAAACACCATGAACACTACTAGCCCAGCGCCTCTGTCATATATATCCTCTATGAGGCTAGCATAATCACCTCTGGGCCAGGGCCATTGACCCTGTGCCTCTAAGCTAGCTTCGTCTATGTTCACAGTGTAAATGTTGTTGTTTACTGGCTCTTGATTAATTATCAATGTATCAAAATAACGCAGTTTCAAACTTTCTAAAAAGTTTGGATTTGCGTTCATCACATAGGCTAAAACAGCCAAAACCAATATACTCCACAGAGGCGATAACAACTTTTTCATTCAGTATTTATTCAAAAATATAGGGCCAAGGGCCCTATATTGAAATGGTACAATGATGATTACTGTTGGTCAACAGTTAGGTTACAGGTTCCAGTAGTACAAACACCGTTTACCACTGTGTTGTCACTTAGGTCATGTGGTAGACTGTACAGTTGGTTCGTGTCGCCGCTCTGTGTTAGGCTAAAGTTCCAGTTGCCGCCTGAGTTGGTCAATTCAACTGTTGCTGCGTGATTGCCCAAGCCTTCTTGTAGCACTGTGACTGTGGCATTGTCGCCTAAACTTATAAGATCCAAGTAGTGTTCGCCTGATCCTTGTTGTGTGATTGTGTATGTGCCAAAACTACCATCGATGTCTAAGAACGCTTGCTTTTCGCTGTCACCCTGCTGTAAGAATGTAAGAGTGTTTGAATCGCCTACTATGTTGATGTCAGCAAAGTTTCTGTCAGTGTTGGTACCGCTCTGTGTGATGTCAGTTATGTTTGAATTACCCTGTAAGTACATTAACAAATAGTTACCATTGCTTAGTTGTGTGATGTCAACATCGTTGCTGTCGCCTATGATGGTCAAGTCAATGTTGTTGCCTGTGGTTATGGCATTTGCGGCGTCTACCTGTGCCTGTTGTACACTGGTGATAGCACTTCTAAACACTGGTGTTGGTGCAGGAGCAGGTGCTGGCGCTGATGCAGTTTCGCCTGCTGCTAGAGGAGTTGTTGAATCAGGGACCCAAGTGCTCATAGTAGCGTTTGATGGATTTTCTTCTTCAACTGTAAATGAAGCACTATCACCTATGCTGTAGCCTTGAGCGGTTGTGATAAGTGTTCCCCAAAACCCGTCGCCCAAGTAGAATATAGCGCCGTCTGCTAGAGCTCGAAATGTACCTGTGTTGTGGATTACTTCAGCAACTGTTCCGTCACTGTTGTATAGTGCCATACCATAAGTACCTGGATTGGTTGTTGAATCAAAAAACGCAAAGTATTGACTTGCGCTGTTGATATTTGCATAGTCTGTTGAGGTCATTCTAGATGAACTTGGTACACTTCTGTACAGATAGCTGTAGCCGCTTGTATTAAGTGTTCCGCCGCTTATACCCCATTGTACATCAAATATCTGTGCTGTACTAAATTTACCTGTTGTGATATCAGCCCATGCTGCTGAGGAAAATGTTAGTACAAAAAATACTGTTATTATTCTTATTAAATTTTTCATTGTGTTTGTACCACCTTTATGTTTACGTTTGTGCCACCGTCTTGTATTTGTATAGTTGCGGCATATTCGTCTTGTATGAGACTGTAGGTCCCGTGTGTGTCTGCGCTGGTTGTGATCACACTTATATGAGGCTGTCTGTCGCTTTCTATATAGATGTAACTTTCGTTTGCTGCCCATTGTATCCAAGGATATTTGTTTATACCTGGTAGAATAGCATTTTCGTCTTCAGACAATTCATCTTCGTCTAGGCCTGTGCTGAGGTTCAACAGGTTATCCAAGTAATCATTGTTCAGTCTGTTTATATTAAGTTCTGAAAAATTCAATAGATCCTCGTCAAGTAGGTTTGCACTGAGTTGTTCGTATTCCAATAAGTCGAAATCCAATGCTGTTGTCTGTTCTTCTTCCTCTTCTTCAGTGCCAAAGCCATTGACAAACTCTGAAGGAGGAACAATGATTAGATTGTTGTTGATATCGTTTGGACCTAACAGTAGACGCTTGGGGTCACTTGGCATCATAGCCAAACTGCTTACCATAGTGCCTTGATATGCTTCTGTAAGCAGCACTGATCCTGCTGCGTTGCTCACTGTGATAGCGCCAACTGGACATTCATCTTCGTCGAATGTAGCGTCAGGACAGCTGGGCAATAGAATCACTAGACTGCGACCCAGTTCATCCACAGTCATACTAAAGTCTGTGCCTCTAACTGTGATGCTGGCAGTGGGTGTAGTAATGCTTACACGATCTCTGCTGTTCTTTGCTATTCTGCCTGATGCCATCTGTACAGTGCCAAGTGCCACACGCATACTCACACTGCCAGTGCCGGTGTTGGCGTCATACACAAAGTCGTCAATCACCAATTCACTCTGTTCAGTAATTCGCACTTTTGAATCGTCTTCGAATGTGATTTCTAGATTGGTTCTAGCAGTGATAAGTTTGTCCAGCATTTCCACACCAAAGCCTGTTTGTTCGAAAACAAGTTCTTCTTGACTGCGCACAGCGCCAGCAGGATTTCCATCAAACTCTGTGATGCTGCCTACTTCAGCAAGACCTATGCAGGGCGTTAATATCATTATACCAATCCAACGCCACATCTTAGTTTTGCAATATGTCTACTGTGTTGCTGCTGCCTGTCACAGTCATATTCACATAGGTGTAGCCCATTGCAGTTTGTTGATCAACACTGATAGTATTGCTGTCACCGTCCACAGTCATACTGACTTGATTGAACCCGCCTGCACTGGTTTGAAACAGATTGATTTCGTTGAAGTTGCTGCTGGTGCTTTGTCCAACATCAACTATGTTAACAGCATCAGCACTGTCCAGTGCATAATTGATGATGTTGTCGCTACCAATAATGTTTGTGGTTGTGTCAGTGTTGTTTACAATTATACCATTACACACACTGTTGGTGTAGGTCTGGCAATAGGTCATTACGTTGTCACTGCCCACTATGTTTGTGGTAAATGTATTGTTCATACCGCCAAAGATTTCTCCAGTGATGATGTTCATATCGCCTGTGGCAGTGTAGTTAAATGTAGTAGTACTAGCGCCTGATTCAAACTCTAGGTCTGCTTGGTTGGCATCGCCACTCTGTGTAATATTAACAGTGATGTCATCACCTTCAAGGTTCATTGGATCAGATTCTGTGTTGATTCTGTTGTTGCCGTTTTCCTGTAGTACGTTTACAGTTAGGTCGCCACCAGCTTGATCAATGTAAACTTCGCTGGCCATTGCTGTGCTTGCCAGCAGTGAGAACACGAGTGTGGTTATAATTTTTTTCATTTTTTGCCCTCTTGATAAGTTAATCTTATTCTTGTTGTTGGATGGACCAGATACCGTTGTCTGCTCCCTCCTTTATCATTTCTACTATAGCTGCTTGTATAGCCAATCTCACAGCGTGATTCACGCTTTCGTTTTGACTGTTGCCTATTTCCAGTTCAACTGCTTCTGTGCCCAGTTCAATAAAGCGGAATATACCCATGTTTGTGCTGGTGCTTACCACTGTCTTTGTCACAGCCGTTGATGTAAGTATCTCACCAGTTTGTACACTCACACATCTCATACTGATAGTGATCACATCTTCTCTGTATTGAGTATATGGTCCTATGCCTAGGTAACGTGCTCCAGCGCCACCTGTTAGTGTGTTGCTGTCATAGCCAACTATAGCGCCCTCTATAATCAGTCCAGCAAACATCAGTGGTGCTAGTTGTGTTTCGTCGCCCACGCTTTCACGTGTTTGTCTAATAATCTGTCTTTCACGTGATAGGTTTTCAAGTCCCACACGCTCTACTACTTTGAACCAAGTGCCATCGCCTACATCACGCAGTGCTTTGATAACGTATTCACTTGCGCCCTGTGTTACTGCTGTTGATATGTTGGCCAGTCTGTCACTGGGCATACGTTGTCCAGTCTTGTCTTGAAATTCATACACTGCTGCCACCATAGGTCCTGCTAGTGGAGGTAGTGCGTTCAAGTATTCTGCGTCAGTGATTACAACCTGTGCTGGTTCGCTCTCTATTCTGTTCACAGTACTGGCACAGCCTGCGAGCAGTGCGGTGGATAATAATACAGCCAATAGTATTTTCATTAGAACGCAAACTCCCCAGTTGGCACGTCAAAGCTGCTGGTCAGTTCACCGCTTGAATTGTACACTTCTACGTAGATTCTATCGTCTATATCTCGCTTCCAGCGTATGTTGTCACCAAACGGAGTAGTTGCTTCTGCCCATTCGCCCACAACGGTTGTGCCGCCTTCGCCAAACAATGCGTCTGCTATCTGTCTACTCAATTGAGCATAGATTCTACTTTCTAGATTGTTTTGAAACTTGTAAGCGTTGGTGTTTCTATCGTCACGCTCTGCTCTGTCTATTTCAGCCTGTGCATCTGCACGAATCTTATCTCTGCGTTGCTGTTCCAACTGTTCGATTGTGAGAACATGTGTGCTGTATCCGTTGCCGCTGAACGCAGGCGAGTTGAAGCCAAACGTAAGTTCGCTTGCGTTTACAGAAGTAGCCAGAAATAGTGGCACAATCCAAAATAGTTTTTTCATTCTCGAGCCCTCAAAGAATCAGTGAGCCCTCACGCTCTACTGTACTATTTATCGGATCTGGCGGAAATGATTAACTGTGCTGTTTGTGTTTAAACAGTTGCGTTAGGATTATTAGGCTGTGTTTTGGTTTGATCTACTGGTGCAGGTTCAGCAGCAGGTGTAGAATCAGCAACTATGTCATCTTCGACTGCTGCAATTGCTTTTAATAAGCCGCCCATTTCAATAAGGCTACGAATATAACCCTTTCCACTCTCGCCCTTCAAGTTTGTACGCACTTGTATTAACATTGAATTACCTGCAAGGTTTGTTTCTTCAACTGCATCAGAGCCGATTGGTCTTCCATATATTAATATTTTAGGTGGATCTGCTTGATATTTAACTTGTAAGTCAAATTGCTCCATTGCTGCTTTAAGTTCTTTACCGAAGTTTAGTTCTTTAAAACCCGGAGCATTTGGTGATGTTTTTAATATCACCATACTAACTTTGGGATCATTTAGTGATGCATGGTGTGCAATGCCGTTATACATGCGTTCTATAAACTTAACTTCTGCATTTGTATTTCCTGCAAGTTCTTGTTGCAGTGCTTGTGCTACGTCTTTGTATACTTCTTTAAAAATAGGATAGTTATGATTAGCATCGCTGCCATTCATTTGTTCAACGTATTTGTTGCTGATATTGATGCCAAATATACTTTTAAACAGCGTTTGCACTTTTTCATAACTGTTGCCGGGCACTTGTCCAAACTGTTTTACATCTCCTGCTTTAGCACTAATTAAGTTAATTGAGTTGTCATCAAAATCTAAAAATAAATCTGCTTTAGTTCCTTTTTGATCAGACACTCCATCGGAGTTTACAACAATAACATTTTTATTTGGATCGTCTATTGCTTGTTTTACTGCTTGTTTTACAGCGGCGCTGCGGTTTGCCCATAGCACAGCAGACCTATTTAATCCTGTCATTTCGGGCGGAAATTCTCCTTCGCCTACTGATGTAATTATTGCGCCGAAACTAGTTTGGTTTAATACTAATACATATTTTATACTATCTTTGCCAGCAGTTGTCTGTAAGGTGCCTCTTTTATTTTTCCCTTCGTCAACAATAGTCAATCGTTTAATAACACTTAAAACATCGTCTTCGGTAATTTCTTCACCTAATTTTTCAAATTTTGCAGTACACGCTGCTCCTAAGAACGCTTCGCCTACATCGCCAGAATTAAACGGTTTCTTAGAACCTTTCATTTCTGATGTTTTAAAAATGTCTCCTGTAGGAACTGTTTCTATTCTGCCTTTTAATTTTACTCTTACAGAACTTGGAACTTGTCCTGCTGGAATTAAAAAACCTCGGTCGTTAGCGTTTACTTCATCTTTGTCTTCGATTGGAGAGTTTTCACCGTAGAACATTTTTGCAAGACGTTCGGCCTCAGATGGTTCAAATTTTACAGTTTTACCATATGCAATTTTTGATTTACCTTCTAATTCAACATCTTTACCAGCGGCAATCATGTTGATTAGTACATCAAGGTATTGCCCTCTGTGCTTTTGTAAGTAAGCTTTACTTAGGCCTGATTCTGTTAATACTGTTTTAAACTCGTTCCAACGCATTGTTATTTCCTATTTAGAGTATTTATACTATTTTAGGGAACAACATGTCACGACAGAATACATCAACAGACGCTTCATCTAAGCCTAGGCTCTTCATAGTTTTAGCTGTATGGGGATTCTGCTGTTGATTTTCGCAGTACCAGTTTTGTGCTTTTATACTCTCGTCACGATCCGCAGTGTGATCGAAAATTCTTATTTCTTCAACGTAAGCATGAAGATTGTTTACAGCTATGTTGATGATTGCTTCTGCTTCTTCTAGAGTGTTTACATTGCCCGCGGCCAACATACGTTCAGTAAAGATGTTACGAGCCCACTCCGGTAGTTCACGCTGCTTCTTGGGTACGAAGTTGTCTACACTATCATAGTAGCCGTGTACCATAGGATGATCAGGGTCTGTTGTGATGCTGAAATCGTGGAAGGCACCTGTGATTTTGTTCTTGCCTGCGATTACGTCAAAACCATAGATTGGTGCGTTGTTGTGTAGTTGTGGGAAAATGCACACATGCATCATCCAAAGACCTTTTGTGTCTCTAGCATCCACAACGTCAATGTGGGCACGACGAATACTGTGATTGGCCCACACACGATTGATCCATCCGTTTTGGGGTTGATTAAAGTCTTCCAGTCCCTGCTCTGATATTTCTTCAGCAAAAGTATCAAACACTGCGATAATATCGTTTTGACATTCTATCAGTCGATCCCAAATAGCACTCATTCTGGCAACTCCGACATCTGTTCAAATAAACGTGCTGCAAAGTCAAAACAGAGATTTGCTTCTTCTGCCATTGAATCGTCACACCTGGCTCTGATTTGTTCTTTTAATTCTTTAGCGTTGTCGTGCTGGTACATAGTAGCACTGCCCGGAACTTTCTTAGCAATCATTTGTCCGCCGCTGAGATCACCCATGTGTCTAACATAGACATGTGCCATAACCCGATGCGGATCGTCTTTGATAGTCATTAGGTGATCCATGTATTCCTTTACCGCAGGCAACAGTGGAGGCTGATTGGGCTGAAACTCTGCCCATAGTTCTTGATAGTCTTCGTGTATTTTAGGAGCAATTCTTAGATCCGACAGCCCATGCATCATGGCAAACATTTCTAATAGATTGTATTGAGGATGTTGATTAAACAAGTAGGTAGCATAGCGTTTCTTACTGACTGTGCCGTTCAACAGTTCTTGAGCAAACGGTTGTGTCTCTGCTGTTTCGTGCATACGCTGTGTAAGAGATCTTAGATTGTTGCCCGCTGTGTCTGCGTGTTTTTCGCTGTGCTTTCTTACACTATCCATTACGATTCTTCAATCTTTAACTGTAGGAGGAAACCGTGATTGCGACTAGCGTTGATCGCTTCAACAGTTTTCTGTTCTGCTATCTCGTACTTGTAAGTGCCGATCACAGCAGATCCTTCGTTGTGAATGTTCATAGTAAGAGTTTCAGCACTAGCATCGCTGTGGCGGAACACCTGTTTTAGAATTTCAATTACCCAATCCATAGGTGTTTGGTCGTCGTTGAGCATAATCACATTGTACTTGCCGGGCTCTTTGACTACGTGTTTGATTGTTTCGTCTATCTTAATATCTACATCTGAGTTCATGCTTTTCTCCTAGGTTATGTGGGGGAGATATTTCACTCCCCCTAGACTTGTTTAGCCTTCAATTGTGTCTTGTACAGTACCGTTAAAGTCTGTAATTGCAATCTTCTTTGGTTGTAGTTCTTCTGGAACATTACGCTTCAAATGAATATTAAGCATACCTAGTTCAAGACCTGCTTGGCGAACTTCGATATGATCTGCTAGTGTAAAGGTTCTACGGAAACTGCGACCACCGATTCCTTTGTGTAGATAGTTTACTGTTTCATCACCCTTGGGTGCAACACCTTCTACTGTGAGGATATTCTTTTCCAGTGTGATATCTAGATTGTCCATACCAAAGCCTGCAACGGCAACACTGATCATGTATTCGTCTTCGTTGATCTGTACAATGTTGTATGGAGGATATCCGTTAGACTTTGTGTTTTCAAACACACGATCCATATCACGGAACAGTTGATCGAACCCTATAGTAGCACGATGTAGTGAGGGTAGGTCTAGAGTTTGTAATCTTGTCATTTTATTTCTCCCGTTAAAGCAAGATATAATCGGACCCATTATGGCGTCCAAGTTTATTTATCACAGTGTTATCTACCTATTGTTGTTTTTTCATATACACTATTATGTGTCTGAGTACAACGCACAAAAGTAGTACACTTTGATAACTGCTTGAGCTTAGAAGCCCCAGCATAGGTGCAGGTTGATCTGATGCCGCCAAGGATATCCTGTACTGTATCAGCTACACTACCTCGGTAAGGTACCAAGACCGTCCTGCCTTCTGACGAACGATAGTTTTTCAATCCGCCAAAATGCTTGTCGTTTGCACTTTCACTGCTCATACCGTAGAATTGTACAAACTGTTTTGCTTCTACTAATTCTTCGCCGTTGTCATAGTGTATTTCGCCAGTCTTAAATGCTCTGTTGATAACTTCGCCGCCGCCTTCATCGTGTCCAGCCAGCATACCACCCAGCATCACAAAGTCAGCACCCGCAGCAAATGCTTTGGCTACATCACCAGGAGTAGTACATCCCCCGTCAGCAATGATATGACCACCAAGGCCGTGAGCAGCATCGGCACATTCGATAACTGCGGAAAGTTGCGGATATCCAACCCCGGTCTGCAATCTCGTCGTGCATACGCTATTATGTACCACTACACCCTCGATATTGTATGAATGATCTTCTTCGACTTCAAGATCATATGTGTATCCATCATATGGTTCAATTTCGAGTATATCTATTTCAACTAATTCAAATTTCATCTAAAATACTCCAGTCATTTTCTTTAATTTGTGATTCCCATATAACGAGATATCTATATCCGTTATCTTCTGCTTTAGAAGTAAATAATCCTTTGTTAAATCTTTTGCTTCGACCCATTCTGCATATTGATGAATATTATCATCTGTTACTGTTTCTCGATGTTTTTTATGTAAAACATAAAACTCGTGATTAGGAGTTGCTTTAATACCATTAATATTAACTATTGATTTTTTATCGTCAAATTTAAATGTATTAGTAACAGTTTTATAAGATCCAGTGTGAGTTAAAACTTTTTCACCTTGTTTAATATCTTCGATATTCTTTAAACATTTATCAGTCTTAACTTTTTGCCCAGGAGCAAAACATCCAGGTCCAATGCCAACTTTAACAATATCTGCTCCAGCAAGAATAAGTTCCTCCGTCATTTCACCTGTGACCACATTGCCTGCTATAATAACAAGATGTGGGAAACGTTTGCGTACTTCACGTACATGTGTTGTAAAGTGTTCTGAATATCCATTTGCAATGTCAATGCAAACATATTTTAGATTGTCTTCACACTTAGCATACACGGCGCACAGCTTTTCAAAATCTGCTGTGCTGGTGCCTATGCTCATAGCCACATAGTCTGTGCGATTGAGTCCGTCACCATAATAGAACTCGATCAGTTCTTCCGCAGTGTAGGTTTTGACAAGGCAAGTAAAGATGCCTTGTGCGCCCAATGCATCTGCCATAGCAAATGTGCCAACACCGTCCATGTTAGCAGCCATGATAGGAATGCCTCGATAGTGTGGATCCTCTGTACAGTTGTCGGGGAAGTCTGGCACATAGTTTCTAAATATAAAACTACGTTCCAAGTCAACTTCTGAACGACTCTTAAGTGTGCTGCGCTTTGGGCGGATCAGCACATCCTTATAGTCTAGTCGTACTTCGTTGTCGATGCGCATGTTTACCTCTTACTGACCTAGACGGTCTTTGGCCAGCTTCTTAAGCCAACGAGATCTGCCAGCAGCTTTTGCTTTCTTACGCTTCAAACTGGGCTTTTCAAAAAACTCACGTCCACGCAGTTCTTGCATGATTCCGTCTTCTTGAATTTTCTTTTTAAACTTGCGCAGGGCAAATCCTACATCATTATTGCGAACTTCTACTTTAAGTCCTCTAACAACCTGTTCTTGTCTTTTATCGTGTTTGGACACTGTGTTCTCCTATATTGACCAAAAAATCTAAATTATAAATGTGCTGCTTACTAATATGATTATACACGCTTTTTTCGGCATTTGTCAACCAGTAAGTTTTGCTTTTGCCTATCATATAAGCCAAAAGATCTCTAAAAAAGTGAGCAGTGTTGTCAACGTCAACAATCACTAAATCAACGCTTTTAAATATTCTCAACACCCATTCCATCTCAGATTCGTCATAGCGATCTCGGTCGTAGAGATAGATGTTAACATCACCTTCGAAGTGTGTGAGAAATTTATTTTGTAATTCGTTCTGTAAATCTTTGCTGGGGTACAACAACAGTATTTCAAAACTATCGTTATACAGCTGGTCGGGCGCTGTAACTATGTTAATTTTATTCAAAGCTTACCTATTTTTTAATCTATTGAATAGAGTACGTTCGTTTTGTTCGCCGTTCTGACGATAACCTTCTTCTATGTAGTTATCTTCTTGGGCGGGCTCTTCCCACGGTAAATGGTCTATAAGACCTTTGATATAAAGATTCTTGTAGTGTTTAAGCGTTGTGTCAGGGTTCGCGTCTTTCCATTGTGTTTTGTTAAGAACAAAAGCAGCGTCCTGTTCTTTGGTTTCATAAGCAATTCTGCGCTCACGCTCTTGGCTTGATTCTTCCTGTGATTCTAAATTTTGTTCTTTTTTTTCGACAAAACTTTCTGCTACTTCTAGAACAAGATCTGTAGATGAATCATCTGGTGTATGAATCGGCTCAGCATCTAGGTCTTCTTCTCCGGCCACAGCCATTCGCTCGGAAGTGTCTCGTCCTTCTTGTCCGCCTCCAACTTCGGTACTAGTGGTATCGGTGTTAGGCTCTTGCTCTGTTTTTCTGTCAACTTGATCTTCCTTGTGTGCTACGTCAGCATCTGCCCTTGCCTGATCATAGTCTTTTTTCTCCTGCCTCAGTTTACGATGATGCTCAAATGTAAATTGACTGGCTATTAGTAGGAGAACTGCCAGTGGGTCAAACACAAATATGATTATAACTATGACCCAACGAACTGCTTCTTCGAGAATATCTTTGTCAGCGTCAGTGCCATAGACAAACTCTGCAATATATTTTACTGGACCTACTTCTGCTTCTAGCTTGCGGTATTCTGCTTCTAGTTCAAACTTGCGATCCATCATCTGATCTGTTTCAGCTTGCGTAGTGAGTATGCGTTGATTCTGTTCTTCTAACAGGGTCTGTAGACTGTTGGTGTCATTGGCTTGCAGTTGTTGTCGCAGATTGTTTATAAGACTGTTTGAGGCTCTGACCTGTTGATCAGCGTCTGATCGTAGCCTACTTACTTCTTCTCGTGCTGCTAGAACAACTGCGTTCTGCTGTGCCTGTTGTATTCTAGTTAACCATTGTTCACGTTCTTGTGCTTTGGCATCTTGGTACTGTTGAAATGCTCTGGCAGTAGCAGGGCCATAGTCTCCGTCTACTGCTGTGCCTACCATTGCTTGAGCACGTTCAATTTCGTCGTTGTTGATAAAGTTGCGTAGTCGTTCTAGTTCTTGATCTATTTTGGCTAACTCTTGTTCAAACAGTGCAGTCTGTTGCGCAATGATTTGATTCTGCTCGTCGATAGCAGGTTGTATACGATCATATGCACTTTCAACACGCTGTTGTTCTAGATCAATCTGCAGTTGTAGTTGATTGGTAACACTGGATCCTGTGGTTTCTAGTTCTACTATACGCTGTTCGGCTCTTAGTATGGTGTTTTGATTGCGATCAATTTCTGCATCAATACGCTCAATCTGTGCAACGCCGTCAGCAGCGCCAGCAGTTTGTTCGATATGAGCTCTGCTGAGAAATCCGAAGATGCCCATGCTGGTGATGAACATCAGCACCACCACTGCTAGTACTAGATAAGATTTCAGCCACCATGCTGCTTCACGCCAGTAGCGATGCAACCATACTGCTGTGACCAATTTGCCTACTTCTAGCACACCGCCCATGATCATAATGGGAATAGCAGCCGCAGCGAAGATGGTCATAAGACCTGCTACACTGTAGTAAATTGCAACAGCACTAATTGAAAGTGCTGTGAGTAGTGTTAGTATACCTATAAACATTGTTAGTTATTTACGCCTGTGTGATGTAGTGATAATATAGGTGTTTATTCCCACCGATAAAAAATGTGTGCGCCGATTCTGCCTACCAGTTGAAGCTCACTGGCCCAATTAGGACTAACATACGTAGCGTGATAGTGTGTAGCACCTTCTGTAAGTCCGCGATATTTGTTGTCTTCGATTACGTTCCATGCCAGCATCTGTGATTGTACCCACATGTCTGTATCAGTAGGAACATCATCCTTGCCATCACAATACCAACTGAACTGGCACTTGTGAAGCACCATATTGCCTGCACTGTCTTGAACGCCTTGTTGTACTACTGCACAAACAGTATCAGGATAGCGTCGGTCATTGGTACGATTCATTACTACATTGGCTACACCTGCACGATCAGCTAGGTTACTGCCACGTGCTTCATGATAGATGTTCAATGATAGACAATAGTGCTGAGGATATTCTTCTTGAGTGAAAAGCTGAATGCTGGGTTCTCTAGCATTAGCACTGAGTGTTGATGTCAGCCCCAACAGGATTACTGCGATAAATTTTTTCATTCTTTTCCTTGTTTTGTATTTAAGTTAGATTTCTATGCTTAAACTGTGTGTTTTAGTTTCTACGCATTTCCGCAATGTCTTTTGCGTCTTGTTTTTTATCTGCGAACACAGGAACCATATTGCTTTTGTGCATCGTGGCAATTCCCAGCAATTGCCGCTCGCCACTGTAGGTCAGTGACTCTTTAGCTGTGCCGTGACCAGCTACATTATTACTCAGCTTTACTGACGACTTTGTTTTGTAATCTGGGATCTCATTAATGCCTACACGCTCTCCTTTGGCGTTGGTAGGCAGTGTTGTTTTACCTACACCCATTGACTTGAGCCAAGCTTCATGTTCTGCCTGTGCTTGAGAAAGACGCTTGTTTTTGCTGGCTTTTTGCTTGCGATTGTATTTGGTTGTGGTCAGATACGGTCCCACCATGGACATTGTCATAGAAAAACTCCTGCTGTTATTTTTATATAATAGCAGGAGTTTGATCACTTGTCAAGCTTATTTTTGATCCATAGGAACGCTGCATACACAGACAGCGCCCACGCAGTTGCGACTGCTATATCAACTGCGTGAGATCGCATGTTGTAGATAAATTCTATTCCTACTTTTGCTGTTTCCGGATCCATGTTGTTACCAGAACTTTAGTTTCTTAGCTGCTTTTTTAGCTGCATCTGCTGTGGCTTTGGCTGCATCTTCTGTTGCTTTGGCGGCTGCGTCTGCTGCTCGTTTTGTTTCTGCTGCGGCTGCGTCTGCTGCTCGTTTTACTTCTTCTGCTTTGCGCTTTGTTTCAGCTGCGGCTGCTTCAGTTGCTCGTTTTGCTGCTTCTGCTTGACGTCTTGCTTCTGCTTCGGCTGCGTCTGCCTGTCGTAGTGCTTCTGCTGCGGCTTTGGCTGTTGCTTCTGCTGCGTCTTTGGCTGCTTCTTGCGCTGGCCTTGTATCTACGCTGACACTCAGGTCAACATCAACCCCAGCTAATAGTGCAACTTCACCACTTATACCTACAGTAGCAACACCATCATCTATAGTTGCTCCGCCGCCAACTTCAGCACCTGCCTGAACACCGATACTTGCACCACCAGTTGCAGCGCCTCCATTGCCACTGCTGTCATAAGCACTGGTAGTATTGTCAACTCCTACACTTACCCCAGCGGTTGCACCAGCATGACCTGATGCGCCATCTTTACCGATTTGAGCACTTGCACCAGCACTTGCTCCTGCTTCTGCGTGAACTGCGGTTTCGTTCTTAACTGTCACATCACCAACTTGCTGACTTATGGCCACGCTTGCTTCTGCACTGGCACCAACTTCTGCGCCCACTTCAGCATAAGCGTTATCACCACTTACACCTGCTTGTGCTCCTGCACTTGCATGTGCTTCTGCACTGGCGCTTGCTTCAACAGTAGTATCACCGTAGGCTGCACTTGTGCCTGCTTCTGCACCAATGCTTGCTTCAGCACTTGCTGCGGCGGTTGTGTCGGTTACTTCTGTACCTGCACTTGCATGTGCTTCTGCGCTGGCATGTGCTTCTAAGTCAACGCCGCCTATAGTTGTTTCTGCGCTGGCGCTGGATGAACCGCCTATGCTTGCCTGTGGATTGTCAATGTCAGACCCTGCGGTGAAATCATTGCTAACGCTTGTAGTAGGACCGTTGTCCTCTTCTTCGTCTTTTTTCTCTACTTGATCTGACATGAATTCTCCTTTACTTGTGTTCTATCAGTTTTGCTGCTTCGTATTCATCTTTATTTACCACACCCTCTTCGAGCAAACGCTCGCGGTTCTTTTGATGCTGCGCTTCAGTTAATTCTTTTGCTCCACCGTAGTAGGGAACACAGTGTCCTTCTTCCATCATAATTTTGGTTATGAATCTGCCACCGTCGTCTATAAAGTCACCCAGCACACGGCCAAACTTACCCTTCATGTCAGTGCCATCTTTAGCAACCTGTGTGCGCAGTACGGAATACTCGCCCAGCAGTTCTTCTAGTCTCTTTTTTGCTGCTAGTCCAAACAGTTTTTCCACCGCATCTTTGGTTCTTGATTCTGGTGTGTCAATGCCCATGATACGAACACGTTCGTTGTGTATCCATATGCCAAAGCCTAGATCGATATCTACATCTACTGTGTCGCCATCTACAACTCGTAGTACTTTTACTCTATATTCATACATTTATTTTGCCCTCTTGAGTAGTGTAGGGCCCGCAGGCCCTACTGTATGTTATCTATTGTATTTGGGTGATCCCCAAAGGTCTTTAGCGTTTACTCGTATAAAACGCTTGTCGGGTTCGTTAGGATTAGGATTTGATATAGTAAGAACTACATTCTTACCTTTTGCCCAAGCAGCACGTTGATTAAACATACGTTCACCGCTGGCCAAATAGTCTTTACGCATTGCTTTTTTCACGCCATTGCTGACATTACTGTGTTTTCCTTGGCTTATAAAGCCTTTGCTGTTGCCGCCTTTTTTACCCATTGAGGTTCTCCTTTGTTAAAAATATGCCCTCACTTATTATAGTAGTATTTATTGATTTCAATAAAAAAGGGCCCGAAGGCCCTTGATTGTAGTATGGTTTACTGAGTTCAGTAAATTAGAAGCTGAAGCTTACACCAGCGCCTACGCTGTTTGTTTCAGCGTCAACGTTGTATGTGCCTTCTGCGTATACATTTAGACCATTGAAGTCATATGCTACACCAGCACCAACATTTTGAAATGCGTCCGCATCGTCACCGTTTACAAACGCTGTAACGATCTTATAGCCTGCACTTGCTTCATAAGCAACTACTTCAGTAGCAGTTGCGTAGGTCACAATGCCACCAACCGCAACGTCAGCAGTTACACTATAATCTGCTCGTACACCCACTGTGTAGTCTTCGCTGTCGACGTTGTAGTCTGCTACACCAGTAACAGCACCTGCACCAATGTCAAGTGTATAAGCAGCCTGTAGATTTTCAATGTCACCAATGTCAGTAGTGATGTCAGTGAATCCAACCAGCACTGCGGCTGCGCCAAATTCCACAATCAACGACTCGTGGTCGCTTGCAGGGTTTGCAATAGTATCGCCGCCTACGATTTCAAAATCATTACCGATAAAAATGTCACCCTGATCTCCAAAAGACACAGTAACAGCATCAGTTGCTATGCCAAGTTGCCATTCGTCAACAGTCAAATTGCCAGCATCAACTGATTCAAGATTGAATCCGCTAAAAGCAAGGCCCGCGCCAGTATCAGCAGTTACACCAAAACCCAGTGTGGTTTCAGCTACATAGTTGCCAGCTGTGTTTTCAGTAATTTCAACGCCAACTGAACCACCAAGTTCTGCTGCGGTGGTTGTGCCTGCTACGAATAGTGTGGCTACAGTTGCCATAAATAGATTGCGCATGTTTTATTTCCTTTTTACATGTGTTAAACAGTAAAGGGCAAGTTCGATGCTTGCCCTTTCACTATTATAGTTATAACAGTTATCTGCGTTTAGTCAATCGTTTTGATTGTTTACTGGGCTTTTCAGCAACAATGTCGGTTAAAGTGTTGCGTTCCAGCAACGGTAACACTGCTGCTTCTGATTGACTGCGGTTCCATTTGAACTGCTTTTCTGCTTCTTTAAGCATGTCCTCTACGGCATCGTGTCTTGCTATAATGCCGTAGAGCATTCGATCTATTTCAATCCAATTCACTTTTTGGATTCTTTTTCCGCCTTGGTTAATTTGTTGTTCCAAGTGCTGTTGCTGATACCCAGTTCGCTGGGCATGGGCTTGGTTTTTCCTACAGTAACTTCGCCGCCTTTTTTGAGAAACTGCTGAATCAATTCTTCATCTGTGTTCTTTTTTGGTTGATGATTCATTGCCATAGTTTATAGGCCGCCTAGTAACTCTTCTAGTTTCTTTTTACTCTGTCCACGAACCTTTGCAGCTATAATGTTCATCAATACGTCAATTGCGTCTTTAAGTGAATCAGTCATTATATATTCCTTTTCATTCCTTTGATTAAGGTATCTGCCATGCTGTGGTTAACATCTGCGTGGCCTTGCTCGTCTGCTCTCACTGCTATTACAACATCACGCAATGTTGCGTCATCTGCTAGATTATAATAGTCACGAGCAATGTTGGGTGCAGCGATATTCTCTACTCTGCCAGCGTCAATTTCTTCCAGATAGTGAGTATAACTTACCACTGCTTGATCTTCAAAGTAGCCTACCATTCTGTGTGCTGTGGTTGGGAAGAATACGTAAAGAATAAAATAAAAGTGCCAAAACACAAACTGTGCAAATAGAATCAACAGTCTTTCAAAGCGACTTGGCTTTGCGATCTCAACAAAGATCATAAGATGCATACGCTCGTTTTCTGCTTCTTCTAGCAGCGTTTTGATCCAGCCACGTTCGTCTGGTGCTATGTTGCGCAGGCTGCGTAGGTGCTGCCACATACCTGCTACCATGCCTGGAACACCTGCCACAGTCTCTAGAACAACTGCACGATGTCCATAGCGTTTGGCGAAGAATGTGTCCGCGAACCAACGAAAAGTCATTGTTAAAAAATAAGCAACTCTATCACTGAAGTCTTTGGGCTGTCTCATACATGTTCACCGTTGTTTGCGCGGCCGTTGTACTTTGCGCCTGCTGTTACTAATTTGTTTACGGAAGTTGGGTTGCGATTTGCTTCACGGAATGTGATAGCAGTGATTGCAACTCCGCTGATCAGCAGTATGTGAAACACTGCACTGATGCCAAACGCAACAAAGCTGCCCAGCATAGCAGCAAAGAGGCCGCTCCATACAAATGCTAGACTTTGAAATACCATATGGGCCGCCATAGGGTCTAGATTCTTTAGTAGTGAGTTTTCGATAGTCATTACGCTATCCCACATCTCTCTAGGCATAGCAATTACAGTCTTCACTGTGGTAACTATGCCTACTGGCTTTGCTTTTCTGTTCATTGTGTGTTCCTCTGTATGTTGTATGTATAATATATAGCATACAAATAGACCAAAGTCTACTTATATAGGTGCGTTAAAGTGTAGCAGATACTTACAGTTTCAGAGTGGTGCGTTTTGTATCCCACTATTTGTAACCCAATGTCCTAATCCTAGTTTAACGGGCACATTCTCTTACCCAGCTGATAAAACTATGTTAAACCTTTTTGCCGTCTGTAAGTGTAAGTTGATTCTGTTACTAGGTTCAACTTACAAAACCCTCACATACCCTTAGGCTGCTATTGCCATCTCTGGCGC